ACATATTCTTTCCCAAAAAACTTTTCCGCATTCTCCCACAATATCTCTTGCCAGGTGTAGACTGGGTAAAAGTAATCTTTTAAAATTTGGTTTGGAAAGTATTCTTCTTTACCTCTTATTATCCATTCACCATCAGGTAGGTTTTTAGCGTGTTCTAAATACCAATAATATTTACTCCCCACACCACAATCATTTAATAGTTTTGCAGTTTCTAAACTAATGTGTGTTTTGTTGGCTTTCATTTGTTTGATTTACTAATAAACACTCCGCCAATCGCTTCCCTGCCATCCACTTCCGCATCAAAAGTTCTAGCTTCGTTTATAATTTTCATTTTCTCTACCTCGTCTTCCACTAAAACTTTTTCTTTATCCCCCTTCTTAGAAACTAATTGGATTGAATCTCCAGGAAGTAAATAAATATCTTTAAATTTTTCTTTCTTTCTCCAGTTTTTAAATATCATTTTTTAAGATTAAAATTTAAACCCCAGTTCGTCCTAATCCCTCCGGACTTCTTTCTTCGCCCTCCTCCCAGTATTTCAGGTTATCAGGCTAGAAATAGGAACAAACCAGTAGTTACTTTTTTAATATGTTATCAATTCCGTTTTAAAAAGGTATCAAAAGGGAATATCTTCAATTTTTATGTCATCCGCATTTTCCGCCACCTTAACCGTTGAAATGTCCTGCTCCGCTGGAGGAACATTTTGGTTATAAGTGGAATTTGGGTTTTGTTGAGGTGCGTTTTGAGGTTTTTGCCCCATTTGCATATTATCAGCTACAATCTCGGTTATATACCTAACTACATTTTGCTTGTTGGTATATTGCCTAGTTTCAATCCTCCCCTCGATATAAACTTCTTGCCCTTTTACTAAATATTGACCAGCTATCTCAGCTAATTTTCCCCACATAACAATATTGTGAAAAGTCGCTTTGTCTTGTTTTTGCCCGTTAGCGTCTTTCCAGCTTTGGTTTGTTGCTACTGAAAAGGAAGCAACAGATTTTCCATTTTGAGTTGATCTAACTGTGATGTCCTTGGTTATTCTTCCGCAAATATGAGCTTTATTTATGTTCATAATTATTTTTTTAAAGTATTAACAATTCTATAAAGTCTAATCTCATTCTCGTCTTGCTGTAAAATGTCAGTTTCCTTGTTAAAATTATTATCTTTGAGAAATTGTTGGAAGACTTTATCTTTTTCAAGTTTTTCCTTTTCTTCTTTCTCCTTTTGAGCTTTCTCTTCGGCTTCCTGCTTTTCTCGCTCCTTTCTTCGTTCTTCCACCCTCGCCAATCTCTCTCTTTCTCTTAATTTGGCTTGTTTTTGAGCTTCTTTAATTTCAGCTTCTCGTTTCTTCTCTGCTTCTTTTTCTTTAGCGATTCGGTCTTTTTCTTCTAAATATTCCATTTTCTTTTCAGTGAAGAAAGTTGAGAATTCATTTTCGTCCATATCCAGTAGCTCGTCGTCAGTCATTTTGAGTTCAATTTCCTCAAGCATTTTTTTTCTGCTAGGTAATAAAACTTTTCTTTCTTCTCGTTTCTTTGCTTCATCAAATTCTGATAATTCTGTCTTAAATCTGGTTTCAGTTGGTTCAATCATCTCCAATAGCTCCTTTTCTTGTCTTAAAACCTCTCTCTGCCAAGCTAAAGCTTCAGCTCTCTGCTCTTTGCCAAACTTGGTGATAGCGATTCGATAATCAGCTATTTTCTTTTTGGCTTGTTTAACTGTTTTGTAAGATTCTCCATCTTTAACAGTCAAATCTTTTACCTCCTCAATGGCTTTGGTTATTTCAGCCTTTGTGGGGTTGAATTTTTGGATTTCCATCTTCTTTTTTTTTAATATTTATACTTTTTACTTATTTCTAGAATCAACTTCTTCCCTTTTTCAATCCCGACCATTAACTTTTCTTGCTTAGCAACTTCCGGCTCTACTCTAAATATCAACAAATTTTTGTCGAAATTAGGATTATAGAAGACTAAATCAATCCATTTCCTCCCAGTTACGAATAAAAACATTTGACATTGCCATAAGTATTTGCTTTCGATTGCTCTTTCTCCGTCAACAAGAAGTTTAAAGAAATTGACATCATTCACACACTTGATTTCAATCCCTCCGTCTTTGCCAACTAATCCATCGGGCGAGGCTAAAACATATTGGTCCATTTCGACAAACCCAACCTCCTCAACTTCGTTCCCTGTTTCGATTGTATAAGTGTCTCTGGCTATTGGTTCTAATTCAACTCCTCTTTCAATATCAGCGTTGGTGTAGTGTTCAGTATTTTGGGAGTATTTCTCGGTGAGAAGTTTATAAATATAAGTTTCTAACCCTTTGCCGTTAGCGGCAATGGCTTGAGCGTTGGAGGCACTTAATTTTCCTTTCCGACAATTTAGCCATTCTTCCGTCCCTTGTTTTATTCCCCAATGATAAATTGGATATTTTTTATTTTTTTTCATTTTCTTTAGCTTCTTTAATAAATCTTCTCATACCTGCAGTTTTTTCCACGACCTTTGCGTTTGCTTTTAATTCCTTGGAAAAACCACCCCATAATTTGACAACTTGTTCGTCTTTAGTGCATTGATCTAGTTGTTTGATAGCTTTCTCAACTTCTCCCTCATCGGCTGGCTTGAAGTTTTCTTCTTTGTCTTGATCGGCTGTCATAATCCCGAAAGCATTACTGAAAGCATACCTCTTAGAAAAAGTTGAGGCGGCGGCGATTACTTGAGATTGAGACATAATGTTTGTAGCAGTCCCTAAAGGAACTTCCATCTCATATTCCTCGCTGTGTCCTCCGCTATGCTTAACCACCACTGTTGATTTAACCCCGACAATTTGTCCAGTATCGTTTTTAGTCATTTCTGTTTTAATTGAATAACTTAAACCAAACTCAGACAAAACTTTCTTGACTTGGCTCACAATTTGTTCAATTGGAGCATAAGCATATAACTCTTGACCTTGTTTGTTGAAAACTTTTTTAGTTTTCTTAATCTCGGGCAGTTTAGCTTGAGCTTCTGACATTGCTTGGTCAAAAACTTTTTTAGCTTGGTTTTTTTCCCACCTTTCTTGTAAATTAAACATCCTTTCCATAACCTCAATAGAAGCTCCACTTTCTAAACCTTGTTGAATTAAGGTTTGGGGGGTGCTTTCCACTGGATCTATTTTTACAACTTCGTTTGACACTTTTTTCTTAGTCATTTTATTATTTTAATACTTATACTTTTCTTGCTAATTCTTCAATAACTTCCATAGCTTTTAAAAAATTCAGCTTTGTCTTTTTTGTTAAGTTTCTCGGGATTTATACTAAACCCGGAACTTTTAACAACTTCGTCTGGATCTATTCTAAATCCAAATAACTTTTTAGCTTTTTGAAAAGCTTCGTTTTTTTCTAGTGATTTTTCTAATTCGTCCATTAAACTAATAAATTCGTTTCTCTCTTTTTCTTCCTTTTCTTCCTTTTCTGTTTTTTCTACCGGTTCTTTGATGGATTTAAAAAGTTCTCTTAATTCTGCCAAATTCTCTGATTCTTTTTCATACAAACACTCCAAAGATTCCAATAAATTAACTTTTAACTTGATTTGTCTTTTAATTTCTTTTTCAAACATAATAATTTTTTAATATTTAATAAACCTCTTTTGAATTTTTTCACATAAAATTATTCATAATGTTTAATTCCTAGCTCATCTGTCCAATAACTTGGTTCTCCTTTGATTTCCTCTCTTTCACTAATAACCTCCGGTTCTTCAAGTAATTCTCTCCCGTCATTTTCTATTGCCAATTTCTTATTTCGACTAGCAATAAGTTTTTTGGCGTTTTCAAATTCAAGTTTTTTTTGGGCTTCGTATTTCTTGGGGTTGTTAAGTCTTAAATATTGGTCGTTATTCCCTTGCTCCATTCTGATAATGTCTGGGGTTGTTTGGTGTCGCCCAATTCTCGCAATATTCTTGGCGTTTATTGGTTCTCCGTTTACAACTATTGGATCATATCCGTCCAGCCACTGCTTTCTGCTTATTTCAAACTCTTGGTCTGTTAAGGGTAGAGATTGCCCGTCGAAAGTAAATATTGCGTATTTTTTCATTTTATTTAATTAAATTATTAGTCGCCTTGTTTATTTTGATATATTTCTCTAAGTCTTTTGAGATATTATTAAAAGTTCCCCACTCTTTTCTAATTAAATCAAAGTATCTTCCTGAGGTGGGGTAAATATCTATAACAAACCCTTCAACTCTAACTCTAAATTGATATTCTGTTATTTCTTGGACATCCGCTCCTAAGTCTTCAATTTCATAAACAGTCCTAGTATTAAAGTTTTCTCTGTTTTTCTTCTTTTTTATTTTTCTGGCTTCTTTTAAACTTCGCCAAATTTCTCCTTCGTCTCCCATTTTTAATATTTAATATTTATGAAACAAACCCTACTTTTTTTAAATTATTCCTTTTTTTCTTAAAATACACCTGAAAATCTCCTATTTTAAGTCTTACTTGATGAGGGGTTGTTGCCACGGGGCAATATTTATCTCCTAGTTGTTGAGCCTCAATCACCTGCTTGAACATTCTAGTGGCTTGTTCCTCTCCCCATTTTCTAATAAACCATCTCACTGCTTCTCTGTTTGTTGGATTACCGTAAACAATCCCTGGGTTTATTGATTTATAAAAAAGGTCGAAAATTTTATTTACCGCGTCGTCGGGAGACGACGCAATATTTTCATTCTTTACATTCTTATCATTCTTGTTTATAGTGTCGGCGGTCTGTGGCTTTCTTGTGGCTTTCTTGTAGTGTTCGTTGTGGCTATCGTAGTTTTTGGGGTTCTGATATTTGTCGTAGTTAAGCACTGTTATGAGCATACCCCTTGTGGTTTTCGTTGTGGTTATCATTGTGGCTTTCTTTAACCCTTTCATTGCGATTTCGCATTGGTGCTTAGAATACCTCTCCGTTCTCCACCCAACTTTCCATTTTAAACCCTCTTGAATGTCTTTATAACTCCTTAATAATTGACCTCTTTTAATTAGTATGCCGGAACATTTTTTATCTTTATGATTAGCTTCTTTAAGTATCCAGTCCCAAATCTCCCTTGTATGAGGAGGGGCAGTTGCGATGTCGCTTTCTTGAATTTTTCTAGCTTTTATATAATAACCTCCTTTTATTTTAGACATAATTTTATTTTAGATTTTTTCAGTATTAAAAAAGACTTGAATAAGTCCAACGCCGCATTACTGGCTTTGAACCTATTCAAGTCTGTTTCAATTTTGTAATGCCATTTGGGAATTGTATTTTATAACGAACTAACCTGCTCTGCTGGGGGTTTTTACACCCCCGAAGCAGGAAAATAAAATGAAATTGTAACTCCATTATAAACCCTAAATAGAATCTTGTCAAGAGAATATTACTCCGTGATATTTTTAATAAATCTAGGTGTTATAGTCCGCTCAAGTTGTTTTGGTCCTTTAAGATCTCCCTCTTTATATTTTCCCTTTTTAGTAGTTTTATATCTTTCAAGAGTAGCCAAAGCAGTTAAACTATCCCGGAGATCTAAAATAAAATTCATAACTCTTGGCTCTGCGATAAACACGCTTGGGTTTAAAGCTCCAATTAAAGTTAAAGATTCTCTGATCACTTTGCTTTGAATTTTACCAATAAAACTATCGTCATCGTCGTTTGCCAGAGACAAGGCAATTATTCCGAAGAAAGCACTAACAACAGAAATTCTCAATAATTCCATATTGCCTTTAGATTTTAGTCCGTCTTTGTGAATTCTTGATAGATTTTTTGCTGTTGTTCTGATTATAGGAACTGCCCAAGTTTTATATTGAGTTGCTACTCCACCCACACTAGTCGATCCTGCAATAGACTTAGCTCCTGAAACAACCCTATATCTTCCCATTTCTGTATTTAATTCAGCTAATCTGTCGTCTGAAATTTCCTCGTTTTGGAATTCTTGATCAGTCATTTGACCAAGCAAGAAAATTTTATTTGCCCTAATTTGTGCGTCTCTAAACAAAATGAACATTGCGTGGGTAGTTTTTCCCCAAATATTTTTATTTGGATCAAAGAACTCAGAATAAGGACTTCTACCAATAAAGTTTTTATTCTTTTCTAAAATCCTTCTACCTTTAGCGGTGGTGCTTCTGGCTACTCCTTTTATATACTTTTTAGAACCAAGCATTGTTAAATTCGTAACCTGCTCGCCCATTTGAGAAGCGATCCCTACTGGAATGTTTAAACCAAGATCAAGAATAGTCGTTATTCCTTTTACTCCCCAAACAAGGACATCAAGTTTCCCTCCTTGAGGCAACCATCCTCCTAAATCGTGTTTTCTACCACGCTTGTTGTTTAACCAAGTCTTAAAGAATCGATCTAAACTTCTATCCATAACCAAGCCCTTCGGAGTTGTTTCAGGTGGTGTTAAAGCACTAACATAAACTGACAACTTAGGAACTACGCTATCCAACGCCACTTTAGTTTCAAAAGCTTTTTTATAAGCTAAAAATCCCAAAGCAACATTGTTAGTCGGCTTCAAGACCCCAGTTCTTTTCATTGAGAATTTAAAGAATTTTTCAAGTGGTAATATTTCCCCTGTGTCTGAAAGTATATTAAATACCGCTTGATCTTGTTCTTGCTGTCGGAAAACTTCTTTGAAAGCCTGAACAAATCCGTCATCTTTCCAAGTTTCCAAAAAGCCTCTTCGGATATGAACCATATAATTTTCAATAGTAGAATCCAGCACCTGATTTTCAACTAGATAATCTCTCATTTCAGCGTATTGCTCTTTGATGTATTCCGCCGCCTCAAGTTCTTCTCTAGTCATAGTTCCAGCCACCTCTTCTTTGTTCTCACTCTCTAAATACTCAAATATTTTCTTGTCTGTTGGAATAGCTTTGTCTAGTAAAGACCTTTTTCTTGATCTTCTGGCTTCGTTTATCATTCCATTGATAATCTCTTCCGTGTTTAAATATTCAGTTTCTCTTAACAAAACAGATTTATTGACTTCTTTGACCATCAATTCATAGAAAGGATTTTTTTCCGCCAAAGCTGTATCATATCTAAAATTGTCAAAAGCACTAACTTCAACATTTGAGACTTCCTCTAAAGTTTTTCCAGTTTTTTCTGCTAGTTTTTTTCTGACCTCTGAAAGTGTTTTTACTCCTTTCAGTTCAGTTAATCTAATTGTCTCTAGTTGCCTTTGGGTTAAGAAAGTGTCTTTGTCTGCTGTTTCGGTTAGAATTTCATTAAGCTGATCTAACTGATCGTTGTTCATTTTAGAAATTCTAGGGAAGCCCATAGATTTTCTTAATTGCTCAGTTTTCTTTAGATCTTTAATTTTAATCAAAGCAACGATAGCTTGCCGTTTCAACCTCAATTCAAGTTCTTTAATATGCTTAATTCTCAACAATTCAATAGAATCGATAATCCTTTCTAGTTGTTTGTCCGTTCGGATATTAAACACTCTCTCTTGAGACAAGATTTTTCTTCGGCTTTCTACCGGAAGATCAGCGGTTAAATTCCTTAACTCATTTCTTAGTTTTTCTCGTTTGAGTTCTTTTTTCTTAAATTTATCAACTATTTGGACTTTTTTCTCTTTAAACTCTTCTTTGAGTTTTTGAATTCTAACTTTATTCTTAGCTTTTTCTCTCTCAATACCAGTCAATTTGCCCTCTTTAAAAGATTTTGTGATTAGACCTTTGCTTAGATCTTCATTAACAGAACCCGATAAAGCTTGATCTTGTCCAAAAACTTCTCTGTAAACTTGTCTATACAAAGTTGCCACCTTTACATTTCCGCTTTCAGAAACAACCGCGTCCCTACTTCTTGAGTAAATGTCTTCCGCTTCGTTCAACATTTCCTGTCTTAAGTCGGCAGTGTCTAGCTCTAATCTGCTATCCAATTCCTCTAAAATAGAAAACATTAAAACCCTTTCTGGTTTGTTGGAAGGTATCTCGATCCCGTCTATTGATCTAATTAAGGGCAATATTCTATCAATAGCCTGCCGATTTCTGGCTTCTTCTGGTATCCACTTCGGGAAAGTTGACCCTTTAGCAATAACCTTTTCATCTCCGCCAATATCTCCCTCGACAAAAATTCTCTCCCCAGCTTCTGATTGCTCTAGTTCATACCACATAAAAGATAAAGCGTCTTCTGTGCCTTTGTTGTTTTTGAGAATTTCCTTGTAGGATTCTAATTTATTGTCTATCGACTTGCTTCTTATTTTGTATTTGCTTGCTTTAAATCGATTATAAGCCTTGAAAGAGTAAGTTCTTTTATCAAAGAATTGTGATTTATTTTTATAAGTTTGAGCCATAATCTCTTTAGCGGAATAAAATCTTGATCCGAAAATCTTATAAGCAACAACATTTAACAATTCAATAAATTGCTCCATCAACATTCTTAGTTTGCTGACTGATTTACTAGAATATCTATGCTCAATAAAATCTTTCGCGGCTTCAGTAACGGCGACTTCTTGGACCAAAGACCATTCTTTTCCTTTATAAGCTTCAACATATAAATCATAAATCCATTTACCTTGATAGTCTTTACCAAATAAATCTCTTTTCTCCTTTAAACTCTTGCCATCTACATATTTTTTAATCTTATCTTTTTCTTGTTTAGTTAGGTAATTCCAAGCTAAATGTCCGGGTTCGTGTGCCACTGCTTCAACAAACTCACTTCTCTCTGATTTCCTAGAAAAAGTCATCAGCTTAGTTAGGGGATTGAAAAGCCCGATTGAATCATATTTATTACCTCTCGGATCGACAATCTCTTTGACTATCTTGAAAAGCATATTCTTAGCAATAACTGGGTTGACCACATTCTGAATATCTTTGACATATTTTTGAGCGTCTTCGCTACTTAAATATCTATCAATTTTGTTCTTAGCTAAATCATAAGCCATAACAGGAGAACTGTCCGCTTCTGTAATTTGAGTTTCCAACCAAGTATTTCCGTTTGGATCTTCAACTAATTTAAGATTATTTTTCCTTAATTTTTTAAGATATTTAATAACCTGCTGATCGTAAAATCTAGCGACTGTTTTTTGTTCTTGACCATCCAGCTCGGTTTCATAATCAAAATCGTCTTTATCAATGTCGTCTCTAATATAACTTTCTGGGGATTCAAAAATTTCATATTGGAAATCATTATCTGAAACGATTATAGAATCTCCATCAAGGAAAAAGCTATTTTCTCCAAAAACATCCATTAGAGCTTTTTCTATGTCGGTGTTTTGAGCTTTATTCCAGATGTCTGTTAGTTGGGATTTGGTTTTGATTACATCAGGATTCATCACAATAACTTCTGATGTAATTTTTTCACTTGGGTATTCTATTCTTAACACATCATATCCCTGTGTTTTTAGTTTATCAGCGAGACCCTCATCTACTCTTAAACTTCTCTCATAATTATATTTATAAACCTTTGCCGATGGGTCAATGTATGTTTCCATAACCTTGGCATTCTTAATATTTTTACCGGCGGCATTTTCTGCATATCTTTGGGCGAAATCCTTATTAGGTTCAAGATATATGCCAGTACCCCAATCAGATTTTTTGACTGTACCTGCCTTAGAAATGTCAAACTTATCAAACTTAGAAGCTGTACCGTGATATAATGGTTCTCCTTGTGCCTTCACAAACTCATCTGCAGTCTTATATTTTTTTGCTTCTTTAAAAATGTCTATGTCGGTGTTTTCATATTCCTTATATTCCTTGAAAAAATCTTCAACGCTCAACTCCCTAACCCCTGAAGCTTTAGTGGCTTGGAAAGATCCGTCTTCAAAAACTTTTAAGACAACCATTTCCTGCCCTCCATACTCAAAATACTTCCCGAATTCAGGTTCTCCTTCCATTTCATAAGGGGCTTTGTCGCCGATATAGCCCTCGATTTTAGAGATTGTGTAAGGAGTCGGGAATCTCAAAACTCTCATCCCATCGTCACTGGCGTTTTTAATTTCTTCTCGGATTAGTCTTTCGTGCCAAGTATTTTTATAGCTTTCAAAACTTTTTAATTTTTGGTTCTTTTTCTTCGCCTGAATTTCTTTCTCTATTTTAGAAATTTCCTTGTTAACTGAAATAATGTTTTCATTATAATTTTCTATTGTCGACTTGTTCCCCTCGTCTCCTTTTAATCTATCAACAATTTTTTGTCTTTCATCTCTGTTTTTTTTGACTTCTTTTAGTTGTTTTTCTAAAGTAGAAACAGAAAAATTCATATCTCCCTGAAAAACATCAGACTGAATTTCCGCAACATATCTTTCCTTTTTTTCTTCCCAAATTCTAGTATGTCCGAATAGACCAGACTCTTTTTTATAAAGATTGTTAATAGTGTCCACTTCTTCTGAACGCTGAAATTGATTTTCTTGAAAATCTTTACCAAAGTGCCCTTTTTGACCGTGTTCGAACGGAGAATCGTAAATATGAGTTACTGGAGGATTTTTAAAGCTGTCATAATCTAACCCGACATTATCCATTCCATAATTAGCATAAGTATCAGAAACAATCTTAGTCAACGGCATTAACCGACTATTAACTTTTTCAGCGAATAAATTTACATCAACTTTATTGTCAAATTCAGACAAAACATCCATTATAATTTCTCGTTCTTTTTGTTTGACTTCTTGCCGTTTAGCGAGATCAAAAATGAACTGTTTTGAAATAATTGTTTTTCCTTTTAATTCCTCAACAACTTTAGTTGATAAAAGCTCTAAGCCGTCAAAAGGTTTTAACGGTTTGAAAACTTTTCTAGAAGAAATTTTTTTAAATTCAGATGTTTCATCCCATAGTTTTTTAAGTTGGGATTTGGTTTTTAAGGCGTCTTTGTTAAGAAAAATATAGTCATCTACCAATCCAGCCTCTGCACCGAGTTCTCCCAATGAGCTAAACCCTTCATTTATATTCTTTATTATAACGCCATCGCGTCCTTGTTTTTTGGCTTTATCCACAAGTTCAGCGGTAAAGTCTTTATAATTATTGTCCATCCAATATGCACCTTTTGCATCATAAACCAATGGATTTTTTAAGTTAGGTTTTATTTCAGTAATATGTCCTCCAAATGCCCTTGCAGGAGATGTTTTGAATTTTTTTATAGCATCAGATTCTGTTTCTCCACTAGCAACCCTAGCTGCTTTGTTTCTTAGCTCATTATATCTGTCCCATTGTTTGTCTGATGCATTTTCGCCGAGATTATCCAAAAACTTAAACTCTTCCAAATCTTTTCCTTTCAATGTTTCTAATGTTTGCGATATAGTAGCAACATCAGATTTCAAAGCATATTTAATTTCTGAGATAGCTTTTTTTATTTCTTTTTCTGTCTTCCGCAAAGAATAAAACCCTCTTTCAAAATCTAATTCGTCAGAAGATTCAAATACTTTCTTCCCTCCGTGATAAACAATCCCTTCTTGTCCCTCAAAAAACTCTTCAAAACTCTTCCCTTCTGCTTTGGCTTTGGCTATGTCGTCTGCGATGTCAAAAGTCTCCGCTTCCTCAAAAATGCCGGAACCAGCATAAATTTTCCTAAAAATATCAAAATCAAAATCAACTTCCTCGGCTTCATTGGAAATTTCTTCGGATCTTTTCTCGACTGAAATTTGTTCGGTTGTTTGAGATTTAGGTTGTCCTTGATAGACTTCGATAGTTCCAGTTGATTGAGTTATTGTGTCAATTCCTGTTAATACCTCCCCAGAAGAAGAGATAACAGGGCGGAAATAAGAACCATCCCCTGCTTTATTCCAAATATCTGTTAATTGAGAATCGGAAAGATCACTATTAACCCTAGATTCAATAAATTTATCCAAATCTTTGTAAAGTTCAGCTTCTTGTTTTAACAAATAAAGTCTTTCTTTATCTATTTTCCCCTTGCTTTCTTCTATTATTTTTTCATCTGATTTTTCTTTCGGTTTTTCTTGAGCCATCTCCTTAATTTCAGGATTGTCTTCCAAAATTTTCTTAACACTTTTTTTCTTCAAAGAATAATTTTCTTTTGAAATTTCTCCAATAACATAATCTGACAAGTCCCTAATTTCGTTTTTAAGAGGTTTTAATCTTGAAACCATATCTTCCCCCCGAACTACCCCCGAACTCTTAACAGGACTAATTCTGTTGCTCCTCAGTTGATTATAGACTTTGGTTATATCTCCTACTTTTTTGTCATCTTTATTTTCCTTGATAAAATTGTCTATCCATTTTGAAGCAGAATTGATAGCTTCTCGTCTAGTGGGGAATTCTCCAGTAAAAGGAATACCCGTGGAGGCTTTTTGCCCATCAATACTTACCGAATACTGCCAATTTCCATCACTATATTCAACTACTTCTAATTTAACTCCGCTTTTATCTACAACGGTTTTTTTGTTCTTCTTCCTATATTTATTTAATTCTTCTCGCAAAGCAGTGGATTTTTTAATTTCATTGTCTCTTTGTTTGCCTTTTAATTCATCAAGCCGAGCGTCCACTCGATAAAGAGTTTTTCGTAAAGTGTCATCAGACATTTTACTAACAACTTTGTCTATTTCTTCTCTACTTTCAAGATTCTTTAAAGCTATTCTTTGATCATCAACTTTGTCGATTTTTTCTTGAACAAATTTCTTCTCTTCTGGTTTTTTAGCTTGTGATTTTTGCTCTAGCAATTCAGTTTTGGTGTCATTTATAACTTCTCTAGTCTTGTAATATCCCTCGTTTTGAGTTCTTTCGTTTACAATATTTTCAACAAATTCTCTTTGTTGGGTAATTTGAGGCTTAATATCTTCCGGCACTTTTTCTTCAACCTTTTGAATAACTTTCAAAGTTTTCCCAAGCTCGTCGTCTGTTAAATTATCAGCAATATCAGAAGCCTTTTCAGTGTCTCCTGATTTTATAGCGTTAATTAAGCTGATTGAATTTTTTTCTTCTTCGTCTTTAACTACAATATTTGGATTTATTTCAGTTCTCGGAGTTTCTTTCGGAGTTTCTTTGAGACTGTTAATGACTTCCTTGCTTTTAGTCTCAAGATTATCAAAAGAATCAAACTCATTTTTAAGCATTTCAGCTCGGTATTGTTCGGCTTTTTGTTCTCCTAAAACCTCGTTTAGCTTTAACTGAACATCCTGAACTCGTCCCTCGACTAATTTAGGATCTAATTTGCCATCTTTGACCATTTCAACCCCAGCGTCTTCGTATTGCTTTCTTGTTCCCTCAAAGCTTTCTTTTTGAATGGTGTCTATTTTTTGATCTAAATTGTTGTCTAAACCTTGGTCTAATCCTTGAGGTTGTTGAGTTTGCTGTGTTTTATTCAAAGTTGTTATATCAGAAACACCGGAAATAGCTCCTCCAGTAAAGAAACCGTCTAAAAATGAATCTATCAAACCATCAGTTAATTTTTTACCCTCTGAATATTCTGAAAAGCTAGAAATTAAATTTTGAGTAAATTCCTGAGTTGCCTCTGTTCCTCCCTCTAAAATTCCATCAACCAACATATTTGTTGGAATTCTAACTAAAGCTTTTTGCATAAGCTTATTGGTCGTTCCCTTTTTTAATCTTCTAGCCAAAATGTTTCCGGGAACTATTTTTTCTAGTTGAGAAGCTATTATCCCGTAAGCGTCACTTTTAACATCTATATCAAAAAGATCTTCATTAGAAAGCTCTTCTACACTAACTCCTTTTTTATCTGCTAGTTCTCTAGTGAAATTTTCAACTGCTGAACCTTTTTCCTGAATACCCATTGAAGTCATAAAAACAGTCCCTGCGGTTGCTGGATTTTTAGTAGCTAACAAAGTTGCTAAAGCTCCACCAGCTCCAACAGCCATAGATCCACCTCCTCGGGTAGCTGAATGAGCCCAATTTTTAGGGTTAAATAATTTCTTCGGATCTAATTTGCCGTCTTCGTCCCTATAAGAAGCATACCTCTGATCAATCCCACCAGAAAAAACATCAACTCCCTTTTCTCCAATCCCCTCGATAAATCCTCCAACTGGCTCAAACACTTTACCAACAGCCTTTCTTGTGTCCCTAACTGATTTTGTATAAGGATCAGTTTCAGAAATACCGCCTAAAGGCTTAAATTCATCAGACTGTTTTAATACTTTTCCTTTAGATTCAATAGCTGTACCCATCGACTTAATACCACTAGAAATAGTTGATCCAGCGGTAGAGAACAAAGATTTAGCAAAACTCGGTTTCCTTTCCTCTTTGATCATATCAACAGGTTTTGAAACAGGAGGCTCTACACTGGCTTCTCTTTCTCTAACAATTCTTTCGTTGAATTGATCTAGTTTTCTCTTGTTTTTTTCAGCCCACGCTCTGTATCTTTTTTCTGCTTCACTCATCCCAGTAGGTCTTGCACCCGCCTGGGGGGTGGCTTGGCGTTGTTTCCAAGCCTTGTATCTTTCAATAGACATAATTTAATTTAATAATTACCAATTCATATCTGCTTGACCAACAATTTCATCTTCTGCGTCGAATACCCACCATTTAGATCTTTTTCTAACATTTCCCTCATCGTCATAATAGTATTCACCATTTTTAGCACTTTCCTTATTAGGCTTAACATCTCCAAAACTTTGAGTCTGTTCTAATTGTTTTTTATATTTTAATTCTTCGAATTTTTGTTTGCTTGTTTGCTCTTGAGTTTCTTTGTATGGATCTTTCCCAAAAGCATTCCTAATTTGATTATCAGCGAAAGATCCAGGGGTTATATCTACACCATATTCATCCATTAAATAATCTCTCATTTCTTGCTCAGACATTCCGGTTTGTTTTAAAGAAGCGTTCCCCTCCAAATCATACTCGACAGATTCGCCACCAAATTTTCTCAAATCAGAAATTTCTCTGATCAATTCTGAATTAGAAAGACCAGATTTCTTTTCGGATTGTGCCCTTGAATAAGCCGAATCAGAAATAGACTTTTCTCTGTCCCAAATAGACATTTTAGTATTCAAAGAATCTCTTCTTCGTGCCGCGTCTGCTCCAAAAAGACCACTCCATTTGTCGATATAGTCCGAGAAAACACCTTGTCTTCGTTGTTTTTCGTTAACTAAACTTTCCCAGCCCATTTGAACGCCAGATTGATATTTTTCAGCCAAGTCTCTTCTAGCGAAAGGGTTTGAAATATCTTGATATTTGTTAAGTCCCTCAATCGCCGCTCCAAAAGTATTTGATCGTGCTTTACTAATAGCGTCGTCAAGACCAGTTCCTTGAGCTTTTCTAAACTCATCTTTTAAAATATAAGGTAATTTTTCAGCATTGGCGGAAAAACCGCTTACCTCGTCGCTCTCTCTTTTAAAGCCTTCTGCTTCCTCCAGTAATTGTGCGTATGATTTTGCCATTTTTTTAATTAAAATTTATTTCCAGCTAAACTATAAGAACTGGGTTGAGAATAGTATGTTTCAGCATTTCCGTAATATCTTTGAGCCCGTTGGTTTTTATACCATAATTGACCCTCTTGGATAGCCTCTTTAAGATTTCCGACCAAAGAACCCTCTTGTTGTTGACCAGCTGATTCAAATCCTGCGTTAGTTAGTTTTTCTGTTCCAACCGTTCTTTCAGTTTGCCTAACTCTTGATTTTCTTCTTGCGTCGTAATCTTGAGTTATTTCGCTTTCTTCTCTTTCTCTTTCACTGCCGATAGCTCCACCCCCAGAAGCCATAGAAATTCTAGCACTTCTCAAACTTCTTTCATAATTAACACTTTCGACTTCTGTATAAGCGTTAAGATCTTCCAGTTCGTTTGCTATTTGTTGCTCAAAATAAGGAGTATACAAAG